CTGGCGGGAGCTGCTTTTTCACCTGGCTTTTGGTGAGGGCGGCGGCCCGGCGGCCATGGGTCGAGCTGTTTCAATTTCCTGTGTTTTTCTGTCAGTGAAATCGCGTGCGCAAAGACTGTTTCCGGCGGGAACGAATGGCCCGTGGGAAAACAATTTGCGAATGGCATAAAAAGCACCCCGGCGGGCTGTTTGGTCGCAGCCTGTCGGGGTGGCGTTCGTTTTGCGGCGGTTTTTGTGATCGGGACCGCCGGTTTTGTGATCATAGGCGGCTTATTTGTGATCGGCGCGTCAATCGTGAGCGGCTGGCCCTCGCGGGTCATGCGCTCGGCGCAGGCTTGGAGCACATACGCCTGGACGCTCTGCCCGGCGGCTTTTGCAGCGGCACGGATGGCGTTGCCGACGGGCTTGACGGGCCGGGCACTGATGCGGTCGCATTTGGCGTTGTAGATGTCGTTGTTGCGGCGCTTGCTTTCGGGAATGGGCACGGTCATTCCTCCTTTTCGTGGTAGTCCGTCAGGTCGATCATGTTGATCGTCGGCGGCGGGGGCGTGAGCTTGTAGAAATGGCCGTTTTCGTAGTGCTGGTCGGTCACGCCGTCGTACCAGCAAATATCACCGTGGAGCGCCTGCGCGGCCTCCATGCGGTTTTGTGCCTGCCGCTCGGTCAGGCCGTCGAAGGTGAGGCGCTGACCGTCGGCGAACTGGGCCACGAGACGGTAGGCGGGGAAAATGTCGGCGTTTTGGTCCATGGGAGCCTCCTTTGGATTTGGGTGCATTATAACACGCTGGCGTGTAGAAGTCTATGGGTTATTTTGCGTTGGAGCGGGATTTGAGCGCGGCGCGGGCGGTTTTGTAGTCGGGGAATACCTCGGCGGCGGGAAACTCTTTCATGCCGCAGTTCCATTTTGGGCGCGGGGTCTTGCGGAGATAGATGGTCTCGCCACCATCGTGTTCCAAATACCATTTTTCCAGCGTTCCGTCGAGGTTGATCGTGTATCTTGTGGGGGCTGTGGTCGTGGTCATGTTGTGTCCTTTCTCCCCGTATGCTCGATAGGACAGGCGTTTTTGTTATCCGGCGTAGGCAAGCTGTTCTTTCAGGTGCTCGATCTCGTGCTGCCAGGCCGGGGCCATGGGGCTGTCGGGGAAACGGTCAAGCGCTTCGTAAAGCTCGTCGAGGCGGGTGATGATGGCGTTCTCGCTGGGGATGTTCCATTCCATTTTGTGCTCCTTCTGCCCTCGTGACCTCCGGGGCGGGATTTGGTTTGTTATTCGGTCAGACCCAGGGCGCGGCGGGCGGCGGCTTCGGCGTTGGGGGTAAGCTGGCGCTGCCATGCGCTGTACCGGGGGGACCAGCGGAAGCCGTTTTGTTTCAGCGCGGCGCGGGTGTCCTCGTCAGGCTTTTCGTCAAAGAGGATTTGGAGCCGGTCCGCTTCCAGGTTGCGGACGATCTCACCGCCGGGGAACTTTGTACTGTCGGCGGGCTGTTCGGCCTGCTGGGCGCGCTTGTCCAGCTCGTCGAGGCGGGCCTGGACCCGCTTGATCTTGCCGCGAAGGCTGGTCAATTCGTAGTCAGGGATGGGAGACTTGACCCAGGGGCAGCGTTCTTGTGTGTCGGCAAAGCTGGCGGTGAGCTTGGCGGCGGCCTCGGCGGTCAGGCTGGGGAAGCCATCGAAGGATTTGTGTTTGCGGTAGTAGGCGTTCAGGGCCTTGCTTTCGTCGAGCTTGTTTTGGAGCTTTTGGAGCTGGTCGGCGAGCATTTCGCGGGCGTGAGGGTCGGCCAGATCGACCGGGCCGGAGCCGACGGCCTCGATCTTGTTCAAGATGGCCTTGATCTCGTCGTATTCGTTCCAGAGGGTGCCTTCACGGGACATCTGCTTTTCGTGCTTGCGCATATTGTAGCCGCCCGCGCCGGAAATGAACTGGCTGGGATAGCTGGCCTGGTTGCGGTTGTAGTCGTTCATCCACTGGGCCAGGCGGAGGGCGTAGCGGTCCAGTAGCGCGTCGAGCTTGTCGTGGTAGAAGGGGCTGACGCGGGCCTTTTTGGCCTCCACCAGGGCGGCGGCCTTGTCCACGGCGCGCCGGTATTCCGCCGTGGCGCTGCCGGGCTTGTAGTCGCTCATGTGGACGCAGTAGTGAGCGTTGCGGGCCGTCTCCTCGTTGATCTCGTAGTAGCGGGCGGCGGTCTGCGGGCCGATCATGCTTGTTTGTTCGTACATTTTGTGTACCTCCGTTTTGTGTTTTGGGGTTTCGCTTATGGGGTCGGGTCGCTTTGCTGTCCGGTGCGGCCCGCGAAGGTGTCCGGCGGCGGGGTCAGATCGTGCCCCATGGGGCGACGTTGTAGTCGGCGGTGTTGGAAACGAGGAAATGTGTGTAGACGCGGGAGAAGTCGATCAGGGCCAGGAGCAGCGGGTCTTTTCTGGTGGCGTCCTCGCTGGCCTGGTATATCTCGCAGTCGATCAGCTTGGCGAGCTTGTAGTGCCAGGGCAACAGCTTTTCGTGCTGGTCCTCGCGCTCCCGCTCCTGTACCAGCGGCGGAACGCTGGGTATCTCCGGCGGCGTGGTGTCGGCATCGGTTTTGTAGCGCCCGGCATAGGCGCGGCTGTTCAGGTCGTACAGGCGGCGGAAGATCAGGCCGGAGCAGTAGAAGCCGTAGCGGTCGCGGCAGTCGCTCAGGGCTTTGTAAAGGCTGTCGGGAGCGTCGAAGCCGAAGCGGTTGAAGCCACTGTTGAGGATGTATTCCAGGGCGTTCGCGGTGGCGGCGTGGGCCTGGTCGGACATGATGAAGCAAGACATTTTGTGTACCTCCGTTTTGTGGTTTTGGTTAGTGGGTGGGGCACTGGAACAGGACGCAAAGATCAGCCTTGCGGACGATCTCGTTGATGCGCTGGGCGGTCGTGCTGCCGAGGGAAAAGACGGCGATAAAATTCACGTGGCAGTCGTCCGGGGTGAAGATCGGCTTGCACTCGACGCCCAGGGCGCGAAGATGCGTTGTGATGTTGGCGGCCTCCGTGACCTCGTGCAGCGCGTCGGCGTAGCACTCGCGGTAAAGGTCCACGCCGTATTTGTCGCGGATGGCGTCGAGCTGGTCCACGTCGAAAAGCTCGGTGAACGGCTCGTATTTGTGCGGGGTGGACAGGTGCGCGGAAATGATCTCGTTTCTGCAAGACCAGTATCCGGTGGTTTTCATTTTGTGCTCCTCCTGTGTTTTGGTTTTGGGTTTACCCATGAGCGCCCGCCCCGGCGGGGGGCGGCTGGACTTGCACCAGCGGCGGCGGGATGCCGTCGGCCTTGCGGGTTTCGGGTCAGGCGACGCGGAAATAATAGGCGTTCTTCTTGCCGCTCCACTTGCCGCCTGCGGCCTCGATCTCTTTTTCGTGGGGCTTTGTGTCACCGGCCAGCCAGACTACCGGCGCGGCGGTGGTTGCGCCCTTGATGGTGGCGGTCAGGCCGTCCACCTCGGCCCAGCGGGCCGCGATGATCTCGGCGGCGGTTTTGGGTTCGGGCTTCTGCTCGGCGGGCTGTTCCGTCTTGGTTTCGTGCAGCTCGGCCAGCTTGTTTTTCAGCTCGTCGATCTCGTTGGCTGCCCGGTACAGATCGCCGCGCAGGGCGGCGGCTTCTTCCTGGGCCTGGGCCAGTTCGGCGCGGAGCTTGTCGGCTTCGTCGGTTTTGGTGTTGTCCTCGGCGGCCTCGGTGAAAAATGCCTTGATGGCGCGGGCCGCGTTCGGCTCGGCCTTAATGGGCATGACCACGGCGAACGGCTCGTCATTGACATAGGCGACGGCGGCGGAGATCGCGGACGTGGTGCGGAGCTGGGCGGCGGGGTGAAGCGCGTCAATGAACTTTGTGTCATAGATTGCGGCGAAATCGGCGGCGGCGTTATAGTAGCAGGCGGCGGGGGCCTTCTTCGCCTGGACCGTGAACGGGGCGCGGGCCAGCGGCTCGGCGTCGGCGGCGGTGCGGACAGTATCGGCGAACAGCTTGACCAGATCGAGCTTGTGCGCGTCGTCCTCGTGCTTGCCGTCCTTGTCGAAGGTCCACGCGCCCGGCTCGCAGCAGGTCAACGGCTGGACCGTGGCGGCGTACTCCGGCGCGTTCATGGTGCAGAGAAGATAGCCGTTGCAAACGTAGATCGTGCCGTCCTCGGAGACCTGGCATAAGATACGCTCGGAGCCTTTCAGGGCCTTCGCGGTGTTGGTGGTGTAACGTCCGGTAAACTTTTTCATGGGGTGTTCCTCCTGTTGTGTTGTTTTGGGGCTTGCTGTATGGGGCTGGGTTGCTTTGTGCGGTGCAGCCCTGCTAAAGTGTCCGCTTGTGCTGGGTCAACGCTTGGACTTCTCGACCTGCAAGGCGTGGAAAAGATGGGCTTTCGTCATGTAGAAATGCGGGTCGGTTTCGGGGGTGTCCTGGCCTGCCGCCTCGGCGGCCTCGCGGGCGGCCTTGCCGGGCTTGTCGGTGTACTTCCAGAGCTGGCAGGTGAGCGCGGCGTGCTGGCCCTTCTTCACGCTGTACCCCATGCGCTTCCACTCGGCGAAGGTGTGGAACGTGTCGGCGGCCAGCATGGCGGAGAAGATGTTCTCGGCGCTCTCGTCGCTGCCCTCGTCAACGGTGATAGTGACGGCGGCGCGGCGGGCGGCGATCTGCTCGGCGGTGTAGGTGGCCTGCACCAGCTCGGCGAGCTGGGCGGGGGTGAAGGTGTTGCGGACGGTCTCGAAGATGATCTCGTTGTTGGTCATGGCGTTTTTCCTTTCCGGCCTGTTCGGCCTTTACACGGTGTCGTGTTGTTTGCTGTGGCTCGAATGTAACACGGTGCCGTGTATTTGTCAAGCGGTTTTTTTCGGCGGCTGGGTGTTCCCCCTACGGGGGAAATTTTTTTCAGCGGCCCCGGCGGCGTTGCTTTTTCCGCGCGGGTGTGCTATGCTTTACCCGTGGCCGGACGGCGGCGAACTCGCCGCCCGTGCCGGATTGTTAAGCGTCGGGGGATGTCGTGGAGGACTGGCCCCCGGCGCTTTACTTGTTCACCAGGTCGCGGAGCCGCTGGCGGAACTCCTCGATGGTCTTGCACTCGTCAGCGAGTATCAAGAGCCGGAGCCGTTCGGCCTCCTGGGCCTGCTGTACAAGCAATTCGCCTGTGTTCGGCGTGGTCATGTTCACCTCCCCTTTCTGGTCGCCGCTGGCGGCGGTTCGCTGGGCGGTGGCCGCTGGGCCGTCCGCTT